CGCAGACGAGAAGATTCCCGTTCGCGACTTGAGTCACCGCTGGTCTATCGACTGTCGATAACTCATACTTGGACGCTGATAAAGCGCCAAGAATACTAATGACTAGCTTTTCTAAATTGTCCAAGCTCGCTGAGTTGCTGAAATACGCAACGCAAGCCGTGACTGTGTAATTAAGTTTGACTCGGGTAGATGATTTACCAATTAGCTCGACTTCCATATAGGGAGAGTCCGGGACTACCAACACCGCCGGGACTATTGGAGCTTCAGGGACGGAATCATAAACATTAGCGGTGACACCCGCTAAGGCTGTTTTAATTGCGCCTCTAACATCATCTTGAATAGTGCTGGCTGGCATCAGCCCACCATTGATTCAACATCGAGATAAGGCCCGAGAAGTCCAGATACCCGGTTAAAGAGGGAGCGGCCGAGGCGGAAAGGGGTCACCGCGAAATCCACTCCCTCTATATTGCCACCGGCGGCTGTTCTTGCTTGAAAGACTTCGACGGCGACAGCAAGAACGGCAGACTCAACATTGGGGTTTCCGACATAAGTCGCAGCACCGCTGAGAGTGGCTGTTCCGGAAGGTATGACATTAAATTCTTTAATATCTGAAGCTGTGATGGCGGCTGTAAATTCTGTTGAGTCGTCTGAGACATCTGTGATAGTCCTAGTCCCATTAAAAGTCGCTGAGATGCCAGCAATAACTACTGATTGATCTACTGAAAATTTATGTTCGCCGACTGTTGTAAATGTGGCGACATTGTCGCTAAGTTCGGCTTTACCGATAGGCGCTGCGTATTTAACAAGCAACGGCAGCACTACATTTTCGGCTGTGTCTATTAAATCGTTTAGATAAGCGTCGTTATAGAGGGAAGATGAGACACCCAAAATAGAACGAAGCTCGGAAGCTGTGACTATTGTGGGCATCTCATAATCCTTTCATCTAAGGGGTCAGCGGCCGACTCGGGAGCGGATCGGCCGTGACTATTTAACTATTTACTACGCAATCATCCAGCGGTAAGCGCCAGCGCCGACCTTTGTAGCCAAAGCGCCGTAGCCGTAGTAGGCCACTTCGATTTGTCCGTTAAGAGCTACATTGGTTTGTAGGCGGAAGCGGCTTGACTCATACCAAGTATAAGAAGCTGGGTTGATGATGATGAGAGAGTTATCTCCATCGGTGTCAGCAGTTGCGAGGTTTGTGCTTACGCGGAGATTTAGTCCGAGTAGGTTTCCGGTAACGGAAGTAGCATTGAGATTTCCAGCTTGGTTCGAGTTGCCGATTAAGCTGTTGTAGATTGGACGACCATTGTCATCAATCTTCATCAAGTTGCCCCATTGTGCCGGAGTGACGAGAATATTTGAAGGTGTGGCGAGAGTTGCGCCATAGATTGAAACTGCGCCGTCTGCTACGAAAGCATTTACGCCATCAGCATCAAGAGTGCGGTTTCCGCCATCTGTTCCACCAGCAACGAGACCAGCGATAATTGCTACTTCGGTCGCCTTGAGGTAAGCCTTTTCCATTTCCTCAACAAGAATGTCGAAGAATAGTGGAGATGAACGATCCAAAAGCTCTACGCTGAAAGTCTGACCGCCGGCATACTTATTAACATTGACAGTAATGAACTCATTTGTCATTCCTGTCTCAACGATGGCATCGCCCTCATTTTCGTCCTCAACTGTGGGGACAGCCGTGATTTTTGGTATTTCGAATGACATCCCAGCGTCCGGGAGCACACCGGTGCTGATTGAATCAAGAGCTGGACGAACAGCGTTTGAAAGTGGGTTGATTACTTCAGTTAGCTGGCGGGTTGGGATAAGACCAGCATTGTTTGAAGTTGTGTCGTCAGCAGCTTTTACATACTGACGGGCATCGTCATCGCCAAAAACTTTAGCGCGGACGGATGCTTCAAGATATTTCGCCTTCGTAAATTCATAACGAGGCGCGGTGTAGAACGCTGGCTTTGGAGCCGCAGCTTCTACTTTAGCTGCTTCTACCGCTTCTTCTACGGCAGGAGCAGGAGCGGTAGTGTCTGACACTTGTTCTCCTTCGGTTGGTTTATCTGGCTCAGCGGTTGCTGGCTCAGAATCTTCTTTGGGTGCTTCGTTCTCTGAAGCTGCGACTTCGCTAACGCGAGCCGAATCGATTGCTGGATCTGTCACTAAGGAAACTTCCTCAAGTGAAGCGCTGGTAATTCTCATTACGCCGTTATCGTTTGACCACTCGTTAATCATTGCGCCGACTGAGAAGCCATCGCGTAGTCCTTCAGTTGCTTCGATTAAAGCATCTTCTCCGGACATAGTGTTAGCGATTTTGAAGGTTGCTTCGATGCCGTCTTTGGTAGCTGAGTGGGAAATCATTTTACCGATTGGGCGAGTGCGGTCGTGCTCGAGGAGCAACTTAACCGGCTTTACATTAATTGACTCGGATGCGAATACTGTTCGACCGACTGAGGTGTTTCCTTCCTCATTCCAAGTCACAATCTTTCCGGTGATTGTCCGCTTAACTGAATCGGCAGCGGTAATCGCCATAGGTAGATTAATTTTCATTAGGGATTAGATCTTCCTCTCTCTGAATCTGCTCTACGCTCATCGCGCCGATGCGGTTCAAAATTTCATAGACTTGAGCGCGCTCTAATGGATTGCCTCTCAAGAAATCGTCTAAATCAAAGCGACACATAACCGGATTAGGTAGGAAATCCGGGAGTGAAAGCCTTTCCTCAATCGCCTTAAGTATTGGACGAAGTGAGAAATCAACTAGTGAGCGCCGCTCATTCACAGTATTTGAGTAGGTCATTGAAGTAGATTCGGCGCTCAAGAAGTAGGCAGGGATACCACAAGCTCGCGACAATTCCAGCGCTACATATTGACGCGCTTCGGTCAGCTGTAAAGTCTTTGGGTCATAACCGAATTCTTTTAAATCTACATCAGCATTTAGGAAAGTTGTTGAACGATTTTGTCTAGCGTTTTTCCAAGCGCTAAGAAGTGACTGAATACGCTCAGCGGGAAGATTAGTTCCGGTGCTCTTAAGAATCATTGATGGTGCTGGCTCTTTAGCATAGTTAAGCGCTGCGTTCTCTAAATAGACGGCAGCATTAACAGTCTTACCGGCTCTGTGTAAGAATCCTTCATCCGGACCATCAAAACGAATCAATGAACCGACACCAGTTTGAGGGACGGCTTTTCCATCGACTTTATATCCGGTAATGGTTGTATTTAAGAAATCTGTATCAACTGTGACGCGAGAAGGTGAAACGCGAGTCCAAGCTCTGACGCGGCCGCCATCTGTTGCTGAATACATTTCCAAAACTTGACCATAACCCGCGCCATATAGCCAGATATCTTCAGCGAGCCAAGTGTAAATAGTAAAGCCCGCCACTCTAGGGTCAGGCTGATTTATGACGCGAGCAGGATCGACATACTCGCCGCTAATGCGATTGAAAGTGGTGAGAGGAAGTGAGCCGATAGTGCCACAGATAATATTACGAGCGCGAGCAACAGCGGGGACACTCATTGCTAGTTCGCGAGTTGTATTAGTTGGCCCACCGAGTATCTGATAAACAGAATCGGAAATCTGAACGGGTGTTAATGCGGCAGCGACATCTGAAACCTTTTGAGGTGTTATCGCAGGAAAGAAGAAATCTCTAATAGCGCCCATTACCGCTAAAGTGTAGCGGGTATGTGCTACGCAATAGCGATATCTATGCCGTCATCTGATTGTGTGGCGTAGTGGGAAGCCATTGCGGCGGCGACTGCTCCCGTAATAACCGCCGCGCTGACTTTTCGCCCCATAATCCATCCACCATCTCCGAAATTAACCCTAACCGCTGACAAGCAATGAGCGGTTAATTCTTCTTGGGCTGAGTGGGCTAATCGACCGCTAGAAATAGCGCTTAAGAATTCATCGCAGCTTGTGGCGTAGGGCTGGCCGTCTATTGCTTCACAAGGTAAGCCAGCCGGAATTAACCGAGCGGCAACTGCTCCAGCAGTTCGCGCCGAGTAAGCGATTTTTAAGACATTGAACCGGCGATACCAGTCCGCGATATCGTTAGCGATTAACTTATCGCTAAGGAATCCCGGATTAGTCCAAGTCTGAAGTAATTGGACTTGGAATCGGTCTTTGTCTATTCGCTGACTCGCTACTAGAGCAGCTTGCCGTCTATCAGGTGAGAGATCAACTGCCAGCCAAGTATCAGCGGACTCATTTAAGCGCAGACCCTCGACCGCGCAAGCTGCCCATTGAGACGGATGAATGACTGGGTTGATCGTTGAAACCCATTGACACAATACCTCCGTCCGGACGATATCTTCAGGGTCATTTAAGACCGCTCGAATATTGTCCGGATGGATAGTGTGTCCGAGTGAGGGGTTAGCTTGAGCAACACCTTCCCAAAATGTCGCCGAGCCATCGAATTTAATCTCCGGCGGTGCTGACCACTCCCACCAGCCTAAACTTAGGTCATCTGTAAGAATTGAAGCAAGTGCGGTCTCTCGCATTTTGTTTAAGACTATTGAATGCTGATCTCCGGCGTTAGATAGTAAGAAGGCTTGGGGGTTAGGGGATGCCATCTGTGTATAACGAAGGGATGACCAAACTCCCTCATCGTGATACTCGCGAGCCTCGTCAAGCCATATCGTATCCGGTGCTGCGATTCCTCGAGTAGCGCTGTTTGAAGCTCTAACTAGGTATCTACGACCGCCGGTGAATTGTAATTCTTGAAATCCTCGGGCTTCGAGCTTCTTTGTAAGCTGTGATTCTAGCTCCGGGTGTTCTGTAATAATCGCATAGATTTTGTAAAAGATTTCAGCTGAGGTAGTTAGTTTGTGAGCGGTATGGACTTGAAGTTTCTGCTCTAATCCAAAGATTCTCCAAAGAATCTGCCAAGCCATCCAAGTCGATTTACCATTCTGACGGGCGATTAGGATGCCATTAACCGGGGTCTGCCATCTGCCGTCCGGTTTCATTCTTAGGGTCTGTTCGCTAAGCCATTCCTGCCAAGGTAGCAAAGTTTGGCCGTATTTAGCGCAGAATTCTACGAACTCAAGCCCTTTAGACGGGTTTTCGGTGAGTTTAGTGTGAATTCGCGGTTTTATCACACCACTTCTAGTCGATTGCGCCCGAAGGCTTACGATCTCAGCCGATTCGCCCCGATTGTTTTCTAATTCAAGCATAGTGGCGCTTGGTCTCCCCGTTTCCGGGTATAAAAATCCCAATGGGGGTCAATGGTTTCGGCGCGTTCGGCAAAAAAGCCCCCGGGGTCATTCTGTCGCGTTTAGAGCTATTACAGCGGCTACAGGCTGCTACAGCGTTATCTTCACAGTCAATCCCACCTTTACTGATTGGGATTATGTGATCGAGTGTGTTTGCTTCTTGTCCGCAGTATTGGCAAGTGTAGTTATCTCTGATTAACACCTTTTCCCTTAACTTTTTATAGGCTGTTTTGTGGTAATGCTTATTCGGCATTAGTGCCAGCCTTTCCGATTAAGGTGATTCAGAGCTTTACAAGCGCTTCCATTGTATCGATGATTCAAATATTTAATATGAGCCCTTACTTGAGCTCTTGGCTTTAAATCTCGATACCACTTTGACTTCATTTGTGCTAATCCATAATGGCTACCATTAACGGCCAGCGGATTGAAAGTGCTCTCTCTCCATATCAACTCGACCCAGCACTGGGCTTCAGTTAAATCGCGTAGTTCATTCATAGCAACTAGAGCCCAGTCTTGTTGATGTCTTTTAAGGGGATAAGCATTAGTAGCAGTTATTGAAAATGTATTGATTACGAGGCCTAGCATTAACGATAGGCATAGCCCGCCCCTAACACCTCGGCGACGGGCTGCCTTCGGGCCCCGCCTCGACGGGAGTGTAGCACCCTTGTCAAGTCTATATCGCATTTAGCCTCCTAATTGCCTCATAAGCTTGTTGTGGAACTACTCCATTACCTAATAACTTAAATTGTTGTGCTCTACTTAAACCTAAATCTGTCACCCAACCCTCTGGCAATCCCATCATATATTCAACGAATATGGGATTTAGTTTGGATTGATCCAATGGATTCGGCGTTCTTCGCATTGACAACTGAGATGGTGTTTCAAATCGCCACCCCAATCTCTGTGTTTTCCCGTTTGTCGATAACTGTTCTGTGTTGGAGTTGCTAATAGTCTCACCGCTGGACCTAAAGATTTCCCTATCTGTCCTGTCGATGAATTCTTCTCTCTTTCCATAAATTGTTCTATGGGCTCGTCGTAATTGCTTATTTGTCGGACTGTTGGAGTGGGAAGTAATCGATTCGCCCAAGTGCTCAGGCTCAAATTGTGGTTTCCTTTGATTCCCTTCCTTTCCGCTTTCGTCTCTGACCAATGGGCTTCTGACGCTGTTGGTGTCGGTAGGTTGAGCAAGGATGAACAGTCTCTCCCTTCGATGGGGTGCTCCGACATCACTAGCTCGAACAATTGACCATTTAGCGTCATACCCGACTTCGGTAAGGTCTTGGAGAACTTCTTTGAATCCGAGGCTGAGATGCCCTCTGACATTTTCCAAGATGACGACTGAGGGTCGTAATTTGCTAACAATTTGCTTGATATCCGGCCATATATGTCTTGGGTCATTCAATCCCTTTCGTTGTCCCGCATTACTAAATGGCTGACAAGGATAGCCAGCCGTTAATATGTCAATCGGCTCAACTGCCGACCAATCTACTTTCCTTAAATCTCCTAAATTAGGCAGATTCCAGCGTTTATCGATAACAAGGCTAGATGATTTATCAATGTCTGACATCCAAGCAGTCTGAGCCCCATAGAAGGCTTCGACAGCCATATCTAAACCGCCATAACCAGAACACAGCGAACCTATTTTCATTCGAGTTCAAGCACTTTCCTCGCATCGATGGAATTACCCACTATCGCACTTCTCAACTTTTCCCTTCCATCACCAGCGAACTTGGTGGTCAAGTATGGATCACCGATGTTTGGAACTGCCCATCTAATCTCCTCGCCATTATGGTCAATTACCATTTCATCGACTAATTGAAGCTTCTCAAGCAACTTATCAATTGACGATTCCCTTACTGTTTCAACTATTTCACTAGGGAAGTATTCTTTGACCCAATGTAGGAATTTAATGTCTGAGGTGATTTCCCACTTGAATTTAGGCTTAGTGGTCGTTATGTAAGCAACTGTCTCATCGCCTAATTCAGCCTTTACCCGATCAGCTCCTAATTCATCCATTTCCTCTTGGAGCTCGGCTCTTAGCCGGTCTTTAGCCTTCTTTGCCTCGTCTGCTATTAGGCTTACTGCCGCTAGCTTGAGGCTCTTTTCCTTTATGCTCATTTCTTTTCCTCTCCCGATATAGTCTCATTTCCAAAGAATCCAGGCTTATCCCGCAATCTTTGGCTATAAATTCTTTACTAAATCCCCACTCTAAGAGCTGATGAATATACTTCAAAGAGTGGGGTCTAGTCACTTAATTTCCTATCTCATCATCTACCAACAAATCCGAATGTCCGGTGAATATTTTACGCTTAATAGTTTCCTCACCGGCAGCTAATCGGCAGACTCGGCATCTAGCCGACTTCATCTTCCAATTACCGCATTGAGCACAGCGCAGAATGTCATCTTCTTTGCTGGCTATTCGCTCGGATGGGTAGATGATTCGCATCTCGAAACAGCGCTGACATTCGACCAGCCAAACTTCAGGCGGTGCGTCCGGCACTTCTTGGCAGTCGTAAGTCCTGACCAAGCGGTGCGGTGTCACCCCCTTACAGCTGGAGCACTTGAATGGGTGAATGTCAAGATTCACTTCTTAAACACCCATTTACCATCTGAGTCAATCTTCATCCATTTAGCCGGACATTGAGCCTCTCGGTCTCTTGATGGGCAGACCCAGCCTCGATACTCGTTGCCATCCTTAACCCCATTCTTTAGCACCATAGCGCCGTGATTACAGATAGGCACTTCATCAGCTATCTCAGCGCCTAATTGTTCAACTAAGTAATCGATATTGTGGTGAATCGGTGCTGGATCCTCAGGACGCTGTTCTGCTACGAATTCGGCTAACTTCTTGCTTGTCGTTTCGATTGGTTTGCTGTGTGATTGGTAGGGCTTTGGGTTTGGCTTAGCAAAATATCCAGCAAGGTTGAGAGCTCTGCCAAGAGCGCCCGTTTCCGCAAGCTCAAGAGCGTATTGCTTGGCTTTCGACTCTGTCGATAAACCCGTAGCAAAAGGACTCGGATCACCTTCAGTTCGATATAACTCCACTTTGACGATATAGACATCGCACTCCCTCACTAACGATTCGGCTAAGCAATGGGTCTTTATTCTGTAATCCGGAAAGTCTTTAATGAACGCTTTTAAGCGGTCTTGGACTCCAACATAATCATCTAGGTAATTCGACATTTAAGTGCTCCCTCTGCGCTGTTCCTTTAAGCGCGTCATCTAATTGTTCTTTTAATGAATAGAATGTGTTATCCGGCCAATTCTGAATATCAGCAGCGCACTCAAGACAGTAAAACCTTGTAATGCCTTTGCGCTTCGGGTGCTCACTAACGACCTTCCAATAGGCCGGCTTTTGAGCTAATTGATGAAGCTGCCCACCGCGACTTAAATGGGCGTAGCGTTGCTTACAGTAGTCGCAGAATTGCTGAAGGTTGTTATTCCTCAAAAGCGCCAAAGTCGCTCCAATCGGTAAATCGGGTTCTAGCATAAATGGATCCATAGCAGATGAGATCGAGATACGAATCTTCCCGCATTGGGGACTCCACCATTCTTGAGAGTTTTGTCGCGATAAAGACCAGCGCCAAGTCAGCTGGGTCTCGGAGCTGAATACCAAGAATCCGGCATATTTTGAAAATCCGTAATAGGTTGTGCCTCTCATCGCCATATTCATATTGCCTATCTTCAAGAGTGTCGAGGGCTGCTTTAATCCATTCACTAGAGTTCCTTTCGTTCAGCTCGTCCGACACTTCGTCCCCTCTCGTATCCATCAAAAAAGGCTTTGTCTCTCGCCTTATCGAATCGATTACTGATATACATATAGACCATTAAAACGCCTAAACAGATTAAAGTAATTACTTGGTCACTATCTAACATCTGCGCTCACCCCAAACTTATCGAGGAAATACGCTGAGATTTCAGCTCTTGAAAGTCTGCCCCTCGATGATCCGGTGCGACCTAGCTTCTCGACTGCGTAGCGCCGGATGATTGACCCTTTAACATAATTAGTGCCATCCGTCCAAGCCCCAGCCTGAGAATCAAAAGCGATTACATCAGGTTTATTTATCATTTAAGCTCCCGTTCTGTAAATCTAAATCGATTTACCCGAGAAGCATAAGACCCTAAATCTATTTAGACAAGTAAGAGCCGGGAGTGTCGGACATCCAAGAAGCCGACCCACTTCTCAATCTTTTGACTACCAGCGAAATCAGTCTTACTAGGCAACCACTTAAAAACCCATTCAGGCTCGTTTATAGCCCCTAAGTCCCATTCATAGACACCTTTAGGCGTTGCGCTTATATAAAGCGTTCTAGCGCCCGTTCTAGCCCTTATATCGGCCAAGTAATCCCACTTATGGCGCTCAATCATTAAGGTATCGTAATGAGTCCTACGGCATTTGAGCTCAAGATAGGCGTTATGGGTTATGCCGTCTGCCCGGTCGGTCGCTGAAAGAGGCGTTAAGTCCGGGTATTCGGCCTTTAGCGCCTCGAAGAGTTCGACTTCCCTAAAGTAGGTCAGACATCTTCCTCTCCATCTTCCCACCCAATTTTCTTAAGTGGGTCTGAAGGGTCTAATACCCAGTCCGGCCAAGAGGTTCGATCCATAGCAAAGCCAAGAGCTAATTCCTCGCTCATACCATTTCGGCGGCAAGTATCGTAAATCTCTTTACAAGCGATAGCCCAATAGTCGAGCTTTGTGGGCGGCTCTTTGGGTCGCACCCGGCGCTTGACTGGCTTCTTCTTAGCGGCGCGTTTTCTTGTTGGCACTTACGACCCTTTCCCTTAGAGCTGTTTCAAGGGTAGATTCTAATTTATCCAGCCTTGAAATTAGCGGAAGGTTCTCAAGTTTTATTATGTATCGAAGTCCAGCGATTAGTAAGCCAATCGACCCGAGGACTGACGCAATAAACGCGGCTA